TACGATCTGATATCACAAATCCGTCGCTTTCTTCCACTGGACCACCGTCTTTGTTGCCCTGATCTAACTTCTGCTTTTTAAGTTGTAATTCGATCATTTTAAGTTTCTTGTCGATCTTGCCGCTTTTGGCGTCTATGGCATTCCTTAGGAAATTTCCTGCAACTTCAAATATCCTTCCAGAATAACGTGAATCAACGTTCATGCCCAAATCCATTAGATTCTTGTAACTCTCTTCCGCTTCTATTGCCAGTTTGTCTAACTCTAAATCTGACAGTTCACCCAACCCTTTTACTTGGGGCAGTGCGGCCGCAACCTTGTCAAATTCAGCATAACTTTTCTGCAGATTCTTCTGTGTTTGTGGATCTAGATTCTTGGCGGAAGCATGTTGCCCATTGGCCTCTTTGATCTTCTTGTCTTTTTCTTTCTTGTCTACCTCTTTGAATGCCTCTTTGACATTTGGTAAATTAAGGATGTCTTCCAGTTTCTTTGTCATTGCTTTATTTACTTACGTTTGCCATTGTGGAACAACTGTTCTTCTGACACCACCCTGAACTTGATCCGCCTCTGTTTGGCGTAGGCGTTGGCGGCCTCCCATTTGGCCATGTTTATCACTACCTGTTTCTTCTTGGCCATGCTCTTGCCCGCGGCCTCCATTGAGGTTTGGCTCATGGGTTTGACCTCGACCATCTCTGCGTGTTTACGACCTTCCTTATCTTGGTACACTATGAAGAAGTCTGGCACGTACACAGTGTACTTGCCTGTGAATGGATGCCTGTATGGAATTTTAATAGATTCTGATGCCCATTGATACACGTTTGGATGTTCGTCACACAGTCTCATGAAAGAATGTTCCCAACTTGATCTGTATGTTGGTGTTTTGGTACCCACGTACTTCTCCGCGTTCTTGGGAGAGAACTTGCCCCTAGCAAATCTTGGTAACATTAGTCTATGATGTTTCTAGATACCGTCTCTTTGGTGGCCAGTGTTTTCCTCACACCCAGCCTACTTGACTTGTATCTGTTTGCGTTTAATATTATTGTTATCAACTCAGATAGCAACGCTGGTGTGGCGTATGTTAACTGATCCAGTATCTGTTGTGGTTTGATGTTATCTATCTTGGCCTGTGAAAGTATGGCGTATGCTGTTGACTCGGCCGCGGTCCTTGAGAAGTTCCTTTTCACAAAGAATGCGATTGTACTATCATATTCACCCACATTGAATTCGTAGTCTGTTTCGTACGGAGTTGTGGTCAGTTTGTCCACGGTCTTCTGTAACTCGTCCTTATCCTTTGGTGGTAGGTTAGTGTAGAATTCAGCCATTATATTGTTGCTTTCTCTGTTGCTATCTCGACATCCTGTGTCTGTCTTTCAATTTTTATGTATCCTTCTGTGACCAGTTTCCTCACATCTGTGATTGCCTTGCTGGTGTACACATTTTTTATGTTGTCAGCGGATGCCTCATACTCTATATTAGATTGTGCTATCGTCAGTCCTTTACGAGAACCAATGTCTCTAAAGTATATGGCGGACGCTATCTCATCTCTGACATTGGCGTCATTTGAAACAAGATTGAAAGATTCGTCAGCACCCAGGAAGTTTACTGTGTCTATTGTTGAATTTGTTATGACTGTGTTATTGGCCTGATTATTGTTGTCCGCTGTTCCTCTTGCTGATGCCAATGCCGAAGCACCCACTATGGCCGCCGCACCCACACTGAACTGTGCAACTGGGTTGGTTATCGAGCCCGCCTGTTTCCCAACTTCTAGTATTCCGTCTTTGGCAATGCCTTTCAGTTCTTCTTTTACGGCTGACTTCTTTATTTTTTTAGCGTTGTTGTAGGTGTTAGAAGCACCCAAGATTGCACCCAAGATGTTTCCTGATTGCACATTCCTGATCACAGAACCGATGCCGTCCACGACGCCTCCAGGACCAAATATGCTGTTGGTTCCTCCGCCTAGTATGGTCAACGGACTAGGAGAGTTGTCATAGTTGATCGTTGCAAACCCTGGCACATTATTTTTGTTTACTATTCCTGATTTGTATATCACTGTCTCGTATAAAATTTGCATGGTGTTGTTCATTACGCCTGCTCCGTCCGCCTGGTCTAGGTTATCATGTGAGAATGATCCGATCACAGGGTTGACTAAAGTCATTGATGTGAAACGTTTCTTGTGTAAAACGAATATTTCTATGCCTTTAAGGTATGGTTTCTGTCTCTGCCTTGGTGTGTCCATACCGAATTTGGTGGTCTGTCTCGCATCGCCAAAATTATAATAATCATCTTTGGTGTTCGAGATTGTTAGGTCCGAGTTCATGCCTATGCTATCCGCTATATTATATTCGTAGTACTTCTTCCAGAATGCGTTGACTGTGTCTGCGTGGTCATCGTGGAATGTGATGTTCACTGGTTCATACGCTATCCTTGTTCCCGCATACATCTTCTTGTTGTACTGTGTCTTCTCCTCGTAGCTCATGTTGTACTTGGGCAGGTCACACTGCTTGACCAACATGTTAAGTTGATATCTTTCGTTGGCGTTGAAGCCATCAACGAACAGGGTCTCATCGGTGTTGAAAACCACGTGGAACAGGAACTTCTGTTTGGGCATCAACTTGAAATTGTCGTCTATGTACAATCTCGATGCGTGTTGGTAGTCTTTCATACCTGGTAGTCCGTCCTGGAAACCTTTTAGGAAGTTGTTTATGCTTGGCATACTCGTATTTATGGCCACAAAAAAAGCGCCTATAAAGACGCTTTTGATGTTATAATTGCTTACTTAATTTTTTGTATTACTGTCCACCACCTGTACTTAGAGTACCGATCGTTCTAGATACCGCTGTTCCAATTCCTGTTCCTGTTGGAGTTTGGATCGCGTTGTCGTATCTTACCGACATTGTGATAGTTGCTGGATCTGATGTTGCGTATGCTAGTGAGTTGTAGTTGACATTCTCAACATATGCACCGTATAACTCAAATGTTTCTAATACATTTGGTGCACTTGCTCCGTTACCACCGTCTAGCATCTCAATCCTAGTTGTGAATTTGTAGTCAATACCTGATGCCGCACTTGACTGTTCAAAGAAGTCAAACTGTTTCTGGATCTGCTCACCAACGAGTTTGGTAACTGAGTTGTTAACATCATCTCTCAATGTGATTGTGATTGGATCCCAAGTGTGTTTACCTGCAACATATACTTTTGAGTTGTACACATCTAGTGTCACGTTGTCAAAAGTCAAGTTAGGTCTTGTTATGTCAATAACTTGTTTTGTAAGTTCTGATCTCGGTGTTGATACTCCAAAATTTTCCAGGATCGCTCTGAAACGATACTGTAGTTTTGGCATCAATAAACCCTGTGATGCTGAACTCTGATCGTTTGCTAGTGGTACTGTAAATTTTGATAAAGTTGATATTGCCATCTGTTTCTCCTATTTATTCAAAATTAGTTCCCTAACTTTGCAATTTCTCCTGTGTTTTTGATTCTCAACGGTATGTAGATGAATTCAACCGATTTGATCGGCTCAATTGCTATATCCACGTACAGTTCGTTCCTGTCAATCCTTGTAGGTGTGTTGTTCGTGTCATCACAAACTACTAGGAAGTCATACAATGCTCTCTGACCCGTCAACTCTAACAAGAATGATTCTACTGCACCCTTGATCTCGTTCCTCGTAAGTTCATCATTTGGTTCAAAGATGAATGGTTTAGCGATTGCATCAAGTTGTGTTCTTAGATACACTGCTAGTCTTGAAACGTTGATCCTGTCCAATGCAGAACTTGCCGATGTTTTTGTCAAGTTACCAAAGTTTACGATCCCTGCTCCTGAGAAAAAAGTGATTGGATTCACTTTGACCTCATGCATTGAATCTCTCACTGACTCCGTAACAGATATTGTTTGGAATTCACCACTTGCTGTGTCGATGTAACCAACTGCTGTGGCGTTGTCAACGATACCTCTTCTTGTTCCTGATGGTGCGAACCATGGGAAAGCGATGTTGTCGTTGTTGGCCAGTGTCCTCAACATCATATGTGATGGTGGAACAACAATTGATTTACCTGTGTTGTCTGTTGTTTGACCAGATGGATAAAACACACCCAAGTAATCACTTGAGCTCACTAGGCCGTCTTCGCCGTTGTCAAGTGCTGACGCTGTGTTGTTTGCCCAGTTCTGTATCGCAGTTGACGTACCTTCTAGTCTGAATGGTGTGTCACCTACTACGAATGCTGTGTTGTTTCTGTCTGTGTTTAGGTTGATCATGTTTGACATTAACTCTGGGTAACCAGGACAAGCAATAAC